GCACTGCCACGCTCGGCTCACACTTCCACGCCATCCACAGCGCCAACGCGAAGAGTACCCAGTGGGTCATTGCAGCAAAGCCTCCACGTCGTCAACACTCCGCACGATAGCGTACCTGTGGCCATCCTCCTCGACTTGCGCCTGAAAGCTCTTTTGCAGCTCGCTCTGCTTGCCGGTTGCGGACTTCACTTCCAGCCACGTCGGAACAATGCAATCAAACCAGTTGCCATGCCTATCCCTTGCTCCACTATGCGGGAACGCCAGAATATCCGCCATGCCGGGAGTTCCAAAGCGCATGAACCTAGATTTGCCTTGATACTCGCTGGAGAACGCGCCGACCTGCATACGGTACGCCCGTATATGCCGCGACACCAGGTAATCGAGAATGGCCCGTTGAATCGCGCCCTCACTCAGCGCCTTCGGTTGCTTGCTCATGCTTCCTCATTTCTGCTTTGTGATTCTCATATGCTCCCCACGCCTCGTTCTCTTTTGCGAAATACGGCGAAACCCAACCACACTCACAAACGGAGGCAATCCCTCCTATAAACACCTTTCCGTCACGAGTCCTGCTTAGAAAGTTTTCCTCGAATTCAACAAGGTTGTGGTTCATTCGCTCTCCTCATCGCCTACACTCTGGCCGTCAGTCCCGACGTTCCGAATCAATGTCAACTCGCAATCACACCACTCGTAGCGTGTCCATTTATACTTCCCGAACATCCATGTCGCAATCGGCTTCCAGCGAGAAAGAAACGCCATCCCTCCGCAGCTAGGGCAGTAGATGTACCAACCCTTACGCATTGTTAGCCTTCCTCCTCATCTTCGCATCCAAAACACTCCTCACACTCTTCGCTGCATCCTGACCCTCGGCAAGTGTCACAGCTCACCAAATCGCCCATATCGTCGCAGCGCATCAGGTGAATCTTACCGTCATGTGTTTGCCAAAAATGGCCGCTACCGTTGCAATCGGGGCACCTCACGCAAGAGCAAGTCATTGTGCCTCCTTAGCTGTGCGCTTGCGGCGCGTACCGGATTCCGGTATGTAGATGATGGTGGTGGTCTTGATTCGCCGCAGATGCAATGGGCGCAGAATCTTTGGCCCAGGCTCCCGGCTGTCCCGTAGTACGTCGGATAGGTAAGCCGCTGAAATCTTTAGGTCTTTGGCGAAGGATCGCAGGGACCGATCCCCCTGCATTTTCCTGAGCATTGCGTTGACTTGTTCGCGGTCGTAACTCATCATGGGAACCATCTTGGCATATTTCCGCACCTACTGTCAATAAAAAAAGCGTTGTAAGCGCAAATAGGTGTTGACAGCCGCCACGCTTTGGGCTTAGAGTTGGTGAAGTGGAGGAAAGATCATGCCGAAAGCATCTGAAGTTGCCGCTGAACTGAGGCGCGTTGCGGGCGCGCTAGAGCAAGAGCCGGAAGCCGAGTTGACTCAGCCGTCTCTAACATTTTTCTCATGGGACCAGAAAGCACAGTTCTTCAATGCGGTGAAGTTGCTGCCGCGCCCGATGGACAAAGAATCAAAGGACGGATACATCAAGGTCAAGCACGAAGCGCCGGGACTTCGCTTCGAGGCGTCGATTCGGCAGGAGAAGGTCTGCACTCTGGTTGAACCGGCCAAGCCTGCCGTCTACAAGTGCGAACCGCTGCTCTCGCCGGAAGAGGAAGAGCAGATCGCCTAACGACTTTCCCGCCGCCGAAAGCAAAGGTGGAAGGCTGGCATGGATAGCGGATTTGATTTGGCTCCTTGCCCACGTAACCAGCCCAACGGCGGAAATACAACATTTCTGATGGAGGAGAGATGAGCATCCCGAATGAAGACTCACTCCGCGACAGCTATGACCGGCAATTCAATAACGACAGTGTGAACTCGCCGAATTGGGAGCATTGGGACATGGACCCCGGCGAAGATGAGCCGGAGAAAGAAGAGGAAGAGCGATGGGAACCATTGCAATACCAGCCCCGCACAAAGCGGAGAAGAAGCGCGTCAAGTTGAAGATGGCCGTGCAAGGACCATCCGGCTCCGGCAAGACGTGGGGAGCATTGGCGCTGGCAAAGAACCTTTGGCCGGAAGCGAAGATTTGCGTGATTGACACCGAGAACGAATCGGCCAGCCTCTATGCTGACAGGTTCGACTTCGACACCATCCCGCTCGGCCCTCCCTTTGGCACAGACCGCTACATTCAGTGCATCGATGCAGTAGTGAAGGGTGGCTACGATGTGCTGATTATCGACTCCATCACGGCGCAATGGGATGGGGAAGGCGGAATCCTCCGGCGGAAAGAAGAGCTTGAGCGCCGCAATCCTGGTGTCAACGGGTACACCCTTTGGGCGCGATTCACCCCTGAGCACGAAGCCTTCAAGCAGGTCATTCTCCAAGCGCCGCTGCACGTTATCTGCACAATGCGGAGCAAGCAGGAGTACGCGCTTCAAACCAACGACAAAGGCAAGCAGGTTCCAGTGAAGCTCGGACTTGCGCCGATTCAGCGTGACCAGATTGATTACGAGTTCACACTTGTCTTCGATCTCAGCCTTCAGCACATCGCCGTTGTATCAAAAGATCGCACGGCGCTTTTCAATGACAAGACAGTGGACCTCACAGACGCAAAGACGGCTGATGCAATCCGTGACTGGCTGGCTAAGGGAATTGAGACAGTGACGCCGGGACCAATGCCGATTGTCTTTCCGGTGATGGCCGACACTTCCAATGCGATAGAGAACAAGGCTATCGAGGACGCGCAACGGGAGCCATTCGCTATTCTTGCCGGGACCAGGCTTACCTGTACGCCGCTGACAGTGCAAGACAAGACGCGCAAGGTGGGCGACGGAACACAGCCTTACGTCAGGGTATTTTTCAAGGGCAACATCCAAGGCGTGAGTGAAACACAATGCTTCGATGTGAAGCTCTTTGAGGCTGTCCACGCTGGCTTGAACGAGGAATGCCAATTCAAGGTGGAAGTGAAAGATAAGGACGGCAAAGTGTACATCAACATCAAAGACGTTATCTACGTCGGCAAGCAGTATTACGAGTTCGGGAAACCGGCTCAGATCGGAGATGTCAATGCCAGTCCCTTCACAGAACCAGCTTAACTATCACGGAATCGCTCAAGTGGAATCCGCTCGAAAGGCCGCTGGAATCACCCCGGAGGAACTGGAGCGGCGGAGACTCAAGAGCCTTGCTGAACCATTCTAACATCAACCGCAAAGGAGCAACCAATGGCAGCATCAAAGAAAAAGTATGTGATCGTTCGCACCTATAGCGCCGGAGTTTTCGCCGGATCGCTTGTTTCCCGCGATGGGAAGGAAGTCCAACTCGCCGATGCGCGGCGACTTTGGTATTGGGCGGGAGCCGCATCGCTCTCGCAGTTGGCGGTTTCAGGAACCTCGAAGCCGACGGAATGCAAGTTCCCTGTCGCTGTGCCGTCAGTGACGCTCACTGAAGCAATTGAAATTCTTGACGTAACTCCAGAAGCGGAGACCTCAATCAAAGCTGTTCCCGTATGGAAAAGTTAGGCGGCGGCTACGGCTACGGCTACGGCTCCGGCTCCGGCTCCGGCTACGGCGACGGCTCCGGCGACGGCTCCGGCGAATAACCTCAAAGCCAGCGAGTACCAATCCGCCGCCGAGAGCATTGAAGCGGCAATCAAGACGCTGGCCCAAACCCCGCCGCCTCTGTTCTAGGACCTCTGATGGCCTGTTCCCGCTGCTGGCATATCATCGGTGAGCATTACCTTTGTCGTGACCACGGCGGGGACGAAGGATTCAGTGCGGGCGCTCTCAAGTTGCAATCGAAAGCGCCCAGCCTTCCTCCGCCGGAAGCCATGCACAACCTACAGCATCCCTGGTGGAATTTCTTAGACGAGGGCGAAAAGGTTCTTGAGGAGGCGATACCCTGATGGCGGGATGGTACGGTGTTACGGATATGAAACCGCTCAAGGGCGGCAAGTGGGAAGCGGTCAAGAATCCCATGCTCGGAGTGCGCTTTTGTGAGATGGATAAAGGGAGCTTCGTCAATGATTCTGATGATTTTATCAGGTGGGTTGAGGCTTACGGCTATCTCGCTGTACGGTATGCTACCGCCCGATACATCTACGAGGAAGTTCCGACGCGGATATTTGGCATTCTCAGGAAACACCGGGGCGCGTCCATGTATCTCCGGCAGCAAGTTGTGAGGAAATACCCATGCGTAGAAATCGTAAAGTACGAGACGCCAGAAGCGTACCACGCCGACCAGGGGCCAGTGAAAGAGAAACTGGCAGCGATGGCGAAAAAGCGGCTGGAGAACGTAATCGAGCATCTGCCGATGGAGACGAATCTCTTCGGGGAAGTCGTGCTTGGGAACCATCCGAAGCGGCACGAGAAGCGTTTGATTGGTGGCTGGAGTTTTGAGGAGGAATCGTGACCAGCAAAGAATCATTGATGGCCTATTGGCTGCATCGAGCAGTCAGGGAACTTGAGTACATCCAGTGCGTAGAGAATTGTCATTCCGGTCTGTGCGCCACATCTGAAGGTGCGGAGATCGTAAAGCAGGGAATGGCTGTTCTTGGCCAAACCGATCTTGCCGATGAACCGATTCTGCCGAAGGAACCAACTGTCGGCACTCTCAATTCATGGGTGTTGGCTTTATTGGCAGCAGGACGATGGTACGCACCGTGGGAGCTTTGCCGAGAGATTCAATTGCGCTATCTGACTATGACCAGCGACTCCAGCATCACCGCCCGTTTGCGCGATCTCCGCAAGCCTCGCTATGGCTCCCATCTGATCGAGAAGCGCATCCGAGAAGGTTCACGGGCTTATGAATATCGGATCGTGAGATGACAGCAAAGCAGATAGCTAATATGCTCAGGGCGCACCGGCACGGCGGATATTGGACGGCGAAGTGTCCGGCTCACGGCGACAAACACCCATCCTTGAGCATTAAGCAGGACAAGGATGGTAAGGTTCATCTCCGCTGCTTTACCGGCTGTTCTGTCGAGTCGATTCTTTCCGTTCTCGGCCTGTCTTTCGGAGACCTGTATCTTGACGCGGATCGGGAATCA